CTACGTAGAAATCGCGAATCAGATGCCGGAATCGACTCTACAAAGCGTCGAATAGCAAGAGTATCGGTTACTCCATTGACTGAAAGGGTAATCTTGCGAAAGTGATCGGTCAGAGGAGTTTCGGGTAATTTCTTCTTTCGTCGCATTTCTCTTTCTTGGGCGAAAGCAGTCTCCTCTTTGCCAGTCATCAACCTCACTTCCATTGTCGCATTTGCCTTGGGCAATGTAATGAAGTATCGTCCCGATGTTCCCTCAGAAACATAGGTGGAGAGTTCTTCGTCCTCAGTCGTCTCTAAGTCAACCGGATGCGTTACTCGGCACTCGTTGAGATCAAAACCAAAGTCTTGTTCGTGTGCGCACGCAGGACAAGTGGTGTGCGTCTCATAGATATTTCCATATCCACTGCTGCGCGCTGCAATGAGGAGAGCATTTTTATCTCCGATCAGCAAGTCGCCCACTTTAATAGATTTATCTACGATCAAACTTTGGAGAAGTCTCTCAAACACGATACCTTTTTGAATAAAGGACTGTGTGGTGAGAATATCTTCTTCTTTGGCTGTCATCTCTTTCATCTCAATCTCGTTCACACCATGTAAGGGATGGTCTTCCTCATACAGAGCGCCGTTAGACGGTAGGGGTACCAATTCAGTTGGTACCACATATGCTAGATTGTTGTCTGGTTGGGATTGTTGGGGGGCAACAATGGGGGATGGAACGTCGGCGGACTGTGCTGCCCCTGAAGTGGGCAGTCCAAGACGCTTCTCATTATTTCGTTGTGTCATTAAAACCTCGTCTTATTTTTTTATAGACTAGTCGTTGGGCGTGAATGTTTCAAGGTTGAACCAATCATACCGGAGTTCCATGGTAATTTCCATCAAACCCTCTGTTTCATAATCCAAATCACCACCGAAATCTACACTCTTAATCCAAGGATTCTCGAGAGTGGTTTTTTCAATTGTATTTCCATCGCCATCCAACATCAGAATCACAGCGCTATTCATGGCGCCGGTTCCTAGTCTTTTGCTGATAGTGGATGCCATTGGAGAATCGGCGCCCACGCTATCATTAATGCCCGAAGGCAATTGATAACCAGAATCTTGAATTAAATTATAAAGTTGTTGTGTAGAGTGAGGATTTGCAGGATCCACCAAGGTTACACTACAAATGTTATAAGTTACACTTCCTGGGTAATAGAAAGTATGGTTGAGAAATTTGTGCTCTGATTCTCCAATTTCTAATTTAGGTTTAGTAACCTTCTTACAAATGTATTGGATATTATCAGATAGGCCGGCAACTCCTAATGAGAGCACCCATCTAAACGATCTTTTAGGATCTGCTACTTGTGCGTCTTTCCAAAATGGCATCTTTTAAATTCTCCTCTTGTCTCAGTATACTATAAATAGTAAATGTTTTTAAATTTTAATCCTCAAAACTTGCACCTGACTTCGTAATAACAAAATCCAAAGCAATAAATTCAATTGAACGTGCAGGCTTCAAGAATATCTTTGCATACAAGATATTTCTGTCCACCAAATCTGGCGTGGTGGTCGTTTCATCCAAGACCACCTTATAGTCCGTCAGACCCATTCGCGTCTGGATGCTTCCGAGGAAAGGATTAGCCTTGCCCAAGAAGCGATTCCATGTAGCAGTAACATTCTGATCGAACAGTAGGGTCGCTGCCATGCGAGAGATTTCTCTCTTTACGTAAATCATCAGTCGTCGCACATTGATGCGGTCTAATGCGGATTGGGTGACTTGCAATGTCTTTTGTCCAAAGATAACAATCCCTTCAGCAGGAAATTGTGCAATTGGATTAATATTGGCATTATAAAGGGCATCTCTTTCGGAAGAGTTGAGGCGTTGCCTTACATTTGTCACCGGCAAACCGGCGCTTCCTTCGGATAATCCGCCTCGATTAAATCCAGCAGGAGCGAACCATAATTCACTCGCCGCCTGACTGCTCGCAAAAGTACCGAGAGCGACCACACTTGGTGGCACCCACAGGGATCCGCCAGTCGTGACCGTATCTGTCACCTGACACCACGGATAATAAGTACACCCATAACTATTGTTAATGTTGCGATTATTAAGGAGGGTAATAGTACCATCCACTGTTCCAAGGCGCGCAGATGGCGATTTGTCCGCGTCTTCCGTAGGTGGTTCATAACCACCGGGAAGGTCAATTAATCCTAACGAGTCACCGCGTGCCTCACATACATCCATCACTTTCGTAGTGAGGGTATCTTTAGTGAGTCCCGGTATGGTAATCATATTACACTCTACCACCTCGGCGTCTGCCACTGCATCAATTGCTCTATCTAAAGAGGCATACGCGTAGTCAGTACCTGCCGTAGCAGAAGTAAGACCACTATTGCGGAAAGGCTCTTTTTCCATGATATCCAACCCGGTGAAGGCGCCATTTAAGACAGTTGTAAATTTATTAAATCCGTTGTCAAGGACTGCCTTGTATCCAGCGGAAGAACTAATGGCAGTAAATGAGTCGCCGTCTAGACGAGATCCACTTACCCATGTTGCCAGAGTTCCGTCTGATCCGGGTTCGACATCATCCAGAGAAAAGACCCAGGAATATTCGAGCGCATCAGGCAATGAACTAAAGTCTTCTAGACTGTCCGCTGGTTTGCGTCTCACAATATCTACAATACTCGGGTCGGTACGATTGCTCGTTGCCATGTTGGTGGTAGCACCAAAGCATGCATCTTTCTGATTCGTAATGATGCCGCCGTCACTATTCGTCCGCGTGGGGACGACGGGAAAGTTGAATGAGGCAGTGAATGCTGAAGCACTCGGTCCGCCATATACAAACCCATCGGTGGGAACGATTGGGCCGTCAGGAATCGATCCTGAACCAATCACATATGCATAGGATGCGGCGCTGACGCCCGCTTCGGTGCCACTCGGAGTTCCGAGTTCCATCGCCGTGGTGCCCCCGCTGACGACCGTAAATCCTTTAAATCGTGCGGGTCCATAGACGCCGAATGGAAGCAATTTTGAATCCATTGTCGCATCTCTGACCCCTGAGTCTAGTTCTACGCGAACATAGCGCGACTTATTTGTATAGTCGCCATACGTTCGGTATTGCTTGGTAGAACTATCCCACTCGCGATAAGAATCTCCAATAACACGCGCAATATAATTGGGTGAATTAGGATTAAGATCTACATTGGGGAAAGTTTCTACAGATTGAACCGTGTTATCGCTATCGCTTATTTGGCGAATTTGGATAGTAAACATTCCAAAGGGAACTGCCACATTATTAGAAGGAGTAATGTCCGTCACAGAAATTTTAAGATTATCTTGGGTCCATGGACTACCTGCCAATCCTACAAATCGGAACAACTTAGGCATGGACAAAATGTCATAAGCACTGGAGGTTCCCAAATCTTGAGAGAAGAACCATCCGGTGCGCGTATTGGCCATTGGATTTCGTTGGATGTGTTGCATGACAGAACCAGAATCGAGTCCTAGAATGCAAGCATATCCGGTGGGATTCGTCTCGCCGTTCCCTGCCAAGTCCGTCACATTACGCTCGAAAGTTTCCCCTAACCAATAAGTTTTAAGGTTATCAGCGAGAGTCACATTAGTGTCCGTATTAGCGAGAGTGGGGTTGGTGTTGAAAACATTACGAATGAAGAGTTTACTGTTCTCGTTAAAATTGAAAACAATCTTCTCCGTCGCGACCCCGGAGTCGTTTTTAACCACAGCGGTAAATTGGTTTTTGGCGGTGGATTTAAATAATGTTGCCGTGCCTTCTCCGGTGGTGTCATCCAAGAGAGTGCCACTGAGGGAGATCGCTCCGGTTCGTCCATAAAAAATAGCAGCAAGGGATCCTGTCCCTAAGTTGGTAGCACTGGTGCCTGAAGTGATGAGAAAGAGTCCGAAGGCCCCTCCTGCCATGGAGGTAGACATGGCATCGCCATTTGCTTGCCATCCTGCTTTACCACCCGCCGTGGCGTTGGGGTCTTCGATCCCAGCCAATCTCACAAACACCAGAGGCGATTGATTTCTTAAATAAGCTTGAGCAGCATAAGTCGCATAAGAGGGCGCAGACACATTAGGTCCGGCGCGCCAAACATCAGCGGCGCCACCTCCATAAATGGGATTTCCAAAAGTCTCTACAAACTCGGAAAAGGAGTCAATTTGAATAGGTCGTAGGCAAGGTCCCTTAATGGATCTCCCAATCACCACTGGTCCTACCCCTCGAGGTAGTGCAGGGAGTTGAGAATTGTCAATTTCGGAAACAAAGACTCCAGGGGATACAAATTTAAATTTATTAACTGACATAGTACGGTGCTCTCCTTGTTAAAATTTGAACATAAAATTCTTCACATCTAATGGTTTTTTCTTCAAGTAAATAGTTTTGAAAAAATGCAAATGCTGTTTATTCTCTTCTGAAAGTTATAATACAACATACTTTCCATTCGCCCATGGGGGCTCCTCCCCCAGAATCACTTGTTCGCGAGGAAGCTTTACTTTAACAGCGTTCTCTCTTTCTACAATTTGAGGAGTAGTTTGGTTGTCTCCCCCTCCTATCAAATACCCAAGCACCTTAACGTCAATAGAGGTCTGATAACTGCGCTCATGGTCTGCCATATCTGCTACATTATTTTCCTGAGAGTATGATGATTGCATAAATCCCTCGTAACGATGTCCTGCTTCGCGCAAGATGAAAGCATTGATGCCTCCCGTTGCTACGGCGAAGGGTTGCATTAACTCATTCATCTGCTGTTGATACTCAGTGCGCAACATTATTTTATACATCATGGTCACGTAGACGGGCATTGGGACGGAGCGGAAAGTATAGACTACTTGATTACACTTGGGCTTGACCTTGAAATTTAATTGCCCTGTCTGTTGTTTGGAATTAGCATTTTGGAAGTTCTTGGTCTTCACTTGATTAATCGTACGACTCAAGTTCACAGACCCTCCACGATAATCTTGACGCGGAAAAATGTTAGACTGTAGTGACCCCTTAAATGCTAAATCTTTATCAACAGAGACGCGCTGAACGGTTATGAGAGGGAGGATGAGCGCCCCTTCCCGATCACGCAACCCTTTATCGCGCTTCGATTGGTAGGCTCGCTCGGCGGATGTCCAAATGACTGGTACCTTTTCCCATCCCCGATTAGAATTGGCGAATACGTTCAGTTGGTCGTTAACCCAATTAAAGAGAGCACTGTCGATATTCTCTAAATTCGAGGGTTGTAAATTTATTATAGTTTCTTTGTCTGCTTCAATAGGCATTGCAGTGTTTCCCCCTATGCGGTGTTATAAAATGGACTTACATACCACACACAATTTTCGTTAAAGTACCATTTGTTAGAAATAGTGAAATCCCCCACAGGAGATGGTCCCGCATCAGTCAAATAGAATTGATACCCGATGTATTTGCACGGATCTGCCACAAATTCTTCGAGGGTGCGATAATCTAAAGAATCTACTTGTGCGGCGGAGATTTTAGGAACGCATATTTTGCAGTCATCGGGAATGGTGAGGACGCATACATTCTGCACTGCCTCTTGGGCCAGTTGATATTTGGGAATTCCTGCTTTCGGAAGCGGCGCGCCTTGAAACACCCCGTCTCGAGCGCGAATACACTCCGCCGAAAGTTCCAGTTTGTGCTCCACTTGTCCAAAGAGTTGGCGCGGTTGGTTTAATTTAACTATTTCATAAAAAAGGCGCCCGTATAGAATGAAATCTCCTTCCTGCACCTTTAAATCTTGATCTTCCGTCAGGCGTCGGTTATGGAAGTGGATGGTAATCTTGGAGCGACGGTCAATCCCATAGTTAGTGGTGGTAGTTTCCTGACCTTCCCAACTAATGAGAGCATTTACTTTGACGGGGGAGAGGAAACTCTTGTGAATTGCCTCCCCATAAAGAGGGTGGAAGTTGGTGTGTTCCAAACTCACCGGATAGTACAGAATAGTTTGGCCAATGACGCGCTCAATAATCTCGTCATTAACTTGTTTTACAAAATCCCGCTCTTTAGCTCCTGTAAATAGGGGTGGAGGAGGATTAGTTGGTTGTGTCCATGTAACATTGCTCGCCACTCTTCATCCTCCTATCCGGGATATATTGCTAAAGGTATCTTCGCCAACAATGTCTCGGTATTGGCGGCGATAGTAGAGTCTTTCCCAGTTAACTCCACATAAGTTAGTTCATCCAAGACCGTTTTTAATTCATCTCGAAGTGCTATTTGTTCTTCTTTAGCACTCTGAATAAGGGCGGGTCCATTCAAAGTAGTATTTTCACCTGGAATGGGGATGGTGGCGAATTTGCTGCGCGTGAGTCCGAGCATCTCTTTCGCTATCGAGAGGGCAAAGCGTCGAATCCATTGCTTTCCAATAGAGTTGATATTTTTATAAGGAATGTTGGCGAAGGGAACAGTGTTCATATTGTTCACCCCCTTCGTACCAGTATTCATCCCCGGTTTGTCAAGGATGGGATTTTCCTCCACTGTGAATTCAATCCACATTGTCTTAAAGTCATAGGGACCGGGAGCGGGGAAGACCCGCAGAATATTATCTCTCAACTCATAGGAATAGTGCGAGATGCGGGTATACATCGCATCCTCATACGCCATTGCCTGAAGTTTATTCTGCCACACAGGGACTACTTGCCACGTGCTATCGTCAGCATATTGACCATAGGTCGACATGTTCCCTACAGCGTTGATCCCTCCATAATATCCATAAAATCGCCACATTACACGGGGCGACTTATAATAAACTTTGGTAATGTTAATGCGATGATCCCTGTCAATATTACTGTAAGGAACGCTCCCAGATGCTGCACTGGCAGAGATAATAGATTGCAAATTATAATCTTGTACCTTGTCTTGGGTGGCGAAGGAGGCAGTATAGAACCTATTATCCCCTCCCACTCCTGCCTTCTCGGATAGTCCCATGGCAGCGCGCTTTCCATAA